AAGTATTTAAATTTAATATTTCTATAAAATATAAAATGAACGCCTCAACAACAATCAATAACAATAATAATAATCGTTTTTCATTGAACGATTCCAATAATTATATATGCAATTTAACTAATACCATAGGAGACATTGTAAACAAATATAATACACTACTGGTGGAATATTTAAATTTTATTGTTGATAATATTAGCGTAAAAAATTCGGAATACAGTAAATTCATTATAGAGCGAGGAATAGAAACAATAACACACGTTTTTACAATGTTACTATATTATTCTAGAAACGTTGATATGGCGTATTATCATGGACAAAGGTCATTTTATTTTTATGTAGAGTTTATTGGTCAAATATCCGAAGACCAACATACATTTCTGAATTTAAGTTCGCGCGACGCCGCAATGTTTGTATATAAAAAAACAATATTTGAATTGTCAACGGATTATCGCAAAAATATAACAGAACCGTCCAAAGATACAATTGAAAAACTTGACACCCTTAATGTAAATATTAATATTTTTAAGAATATTATTTTTTTTACTTTGCAAGAAATGAAGATAACCGAAAAAAATGCCATTATTGGAAATTTAGTAAAGCATATGGAAAGTATGTGCAATAAATTATTAAAATACAAATTTACAATTCAAGAATATAATACAATAGAAAATTTTGTAAGTTTGATGAGCAAAAATGTAAGCATTACTAAATATTATGAATTGGTTGATCTTTTTATCCAAAAATATTCAAAAATAAAACCAGAATCTGCAAATAAAATTAGTGACGCAAGAATTAGCGAAAAATTTACCGATCCATTGTGCGAATCAAAGTTAGAAGAATCTTCTGAGAAATTTATTAAATGGATATTGGCCTAACCAAAAAAACAAACCAATTCTAACGACCTACATCAAAATAAAAGTATCTATGTAATGTATATGTTATTGTCTCAAAATAAACACAATTATACACAGATATTTGTCACAATTATTGGCGGATACATTGGCGCTCTCTTACCAAATAAATTATCCAACATTCCACACTTATTAATGGCCGTTATAATAGGGTCGTTGGCAAGCAAAGTCGTTTATGGGGATTTTGACGTAGGATACCAATGGTCACAAAGTGACATTTATTATTGGTTTGTCACTGCAATAGAAGCGCTTCTTGGCGGTTATTTGGCTCTTTACGTGAAAAAAATTTATAATAAATAAAATGTATCAATTTTGGCATTTACTTCGTTTTAACCTTTTCTAAAGATGGTTACGATTCAACGTCAACTTGAATAATTTTGCGACGAACCTTCTTTTTCTTGTCTTTTGAAATCTTATTTTCAGCAGTGATTAATTTCTGGTTAATCTTATGGAATTCTGTGCGTAACAAAACCTTTAAGAATTCGTAAATAGCGAATAGAACGTCGTCATTGCACATGCCAACAATAAGAATACTTCCTGTTCTAAAAATCATAAAGCTAACCTCAACAATTTTGTTATACTTTTTGTTGTCCTTGTCTTCCTGCGAAATTTGACTTCCTGTTTGAACGGTCAATTGTGGATTATAATAGAATTTGCATTGAATTCCCGGATAAGAACAAGGATCGTAAATGCAATGAATGTTGTATTTAAACTTTAAAATATCAAATAAAGTCTCGCGATTGATGTAAAATCCACAGTTAAAGTTTGAATTAATAAGAACAGTGTCGCTTGTTTGCAAATATTCAAGTTTATCCTTAACGTGCGGTTGAAGGTTCTGAATAATGTTCTTCAAGACTTCTTCAAATATCTCATCAGTTTGAATGCCAGGAATCTCCAACTTTCCAGTATTAAAAACTTTTATATGAAATTCTTTGAATGCGTCTTTAATTTTAATGCGCATAATCATAACAAAGCAATTGTAAAACGCGCTCTTCTTCTTGCACCTGTAACTCATGATGTCCTTCTTAGAGATTCCAATACTTACTTTTCTAATATCTTTGAATTTGATTCGTCCATTTGGATTATTAATACTAGTTATAATTTGCTCTTCAAAATAAGTTTCCGTCTTAAGATTCTCTGCGACAATATCAAGTTCTTCTTGACACAGTGAATTAAACTTCATTTGCTTCTTTATGACACCATTAACCGGTTTTGCATATGAAATTACAGGAACATTCCAGAAAACCTCCTTTAAATTAATTTCTCTATTTAAATAAGCAATCTTTGATTTAGTTGATATATAAATTTCGGTTGCTTTAGGAGCCTCAGAAAGTTCTAAATCAAGGTTGGAAATAATTTCATTGTTGTTTTCAATGTTAATATCGTCTGATAATCCCTCATCATAGTCAGGCGATATAAAGTTTTTCCATTCGTCATCTATAGTAATTGCCATGGTTTTAGCCATAAGGATACTTGTAATATTGGCTTTATGTTCTTTAAGTTAAATTATTTCAATTTATTTTCTAATTATATAGAATATAAATGTTAGGTTGTAAAGCGCGCATCATCCATGAAAGGAGTAATCTCATTCCAATTCCAAAAAACTTATCTACAACAGATTTTAACTGCAAAGACGTGTCATATGGTTTGAAGCAAAATTGTTTTGATCCTTCAAAGAGTTCTCCACCAAATGAATTTATGCTTAAGTTGCATAAAAGAATGAGTCTTTACGAGTCTTTAGAAACAAAAGATGATAAGCGCGCCAACGAATAATTAACGTAATATGAATTCTTGCAATCTTGATAATGCATTATATTCTCCACAAATCTTAAACAGTCCCTTGAAATAACGTGTGGTTTATTACGAATAATATAATTTAAAAAATCTTTAATTATATTTTTTTTGTCAATGTTATAATTAATGCTGATTTCTTGAATGTAAGCATCTAATTCTGCAATAGATGCCTTTTTTATAAATTTATTATATATCGTATCCCATACAGTTACGTCAATAATATTAAAATTGCTATCAATAATATTTTGATTTGACTGCATAAAATTTATCATGCTTCTCATATCGGACCCGTACAAATTTTGAATTAAATTCAATGAATTTATCGTTATATTTAGTCCTTCGTTATCTGAAATATTCTTTAAAAACTGAATAATGTCATTTTTGGGTAGCTGATTGAAGCGGAGTCGCAAAAACTCATTCTGCAATCCTTCGTCAATTCTACTGATATAATTGCAAATTAAACAGAATCTTACCGTGCTTGAGTAACTTTGAATCAAATAATGAAGCGCTTGCTGAGCATTTTTTGTCATGTAATCAACCTCGTCTAATATTACAAATTTCATGCCTTTTCCAAAGAGCGTTTTGGAATTAACAAACTGGCTAATTTGATTGCGAATTATGTCTACACCTCTGTCATTAGATGCATTTAACGTAATGGTTAATTCACTAGTTCGTTGATTATGTTTCTTGTGATATTCATTTATTAAAATCATTACGCTAGACGTTTTTCCTGTGCCCGGAGGTCCATATAGCAATAAATGTGGGAAATAAGAGGTTTCAATGATATTTTTCATAATAATTTTGTTTAATGGATCTAATACAACATCGTCAAATTTTGATGGTCTGTAAAATTCCACCCAAGGGATGCTACTCATTTATTTAAATTATATAGTGTAGTTTTTAATATATAATCCAAATTAAAACTAATAAAAACTAATAAAAAAAGACAACCAAAAAGACAAATAAAGAACAAATAAAGAACAAATAAAAAAGAATAAAAATTGAAATAATTAATTCCAACTAATATTATGGACAATCAAAAAACAATAATGGCTGCAACAGGCTATCTAGAACTATTTATGGGACCGATGTATTCCGGAAAAACATCCAAACTACTAGAAATTTATAAACAGTGTTCCTTTTGCAATATTCCGGTGGCGGTTATTAATCATTGTTCCGACACAAGATATCACGAATCAATGCTTTCCACTCATGACAAAAACATGATTCCTTGCATCCAAACTCAACGCATTAAAGATGTATGGGATAACCGCGACGTAGAAGAAGCATTTGATGAAACGTCAAGCAAACATTTGAAGCTTCGCGTAGCAGAAGTTATTTTGATTAATGAAGGGCAATTCTTTGAGGATTTGTATGAATGTGTTTTGGATATGGTTAAAGAAAAGAAAAAGGTTTACGTCGCCGGACTAGACGGCGACTTTGAAAGAAAAAGGTTTGGACAAATGCTGGATCTAATTCCCAATTGCAATGATTACACAAAGCTCAAGTCATTGTGTTCTATTTGCAAAAATGGAGAACCTGGAATATTCTCTCTTCGTTTATCAAAAGAAACTCAACAGATGTTGATTGGGTCTGACAACTACGTTCCTGTGTGTAGAAATTGTTATGATAAAAATAATTGCCCTTGAAAAATACTCGTTTATACCAGAGAAGATTTTAAATGGGACGCTCTGTAGGAGCGTCATTTCAAATCATTACTGGAATCTGACCCTGAAGAAATTAAAATGTCCCATTTTAATTCTTCAAGGGTTTAAATATTTATTAAAACAATTTAAATTACTAGTAATAGAATACGTATAATATAAAATGAGTAAAGTTTCAGAGGAAGCGATAAAACCTAAGAGGGGAAGAAGATCTAAAAAAGATATATTGGCTAGTCAAGAGAAAGCAAAAAATGATGCACTTGCAACAAAAGAAGCGGAAAATAAGGTTATTTTTTCTTCAGAGTCTAATATTCAATTGCAAATATCTTCCGAAAAATTGGAAGAAGATGGAAATGAAATTGTTGAACCTGATTCATCAAATGAATGTGAAAATGAGGGTGAAAATGTAGTTGTTAAATCGCCTGGAAAGAAGCGAGGAAGAAAGCCAAAAGGAGGAAAAATAATACAACAAAACCTGTCAATTGTAGAAGAGAAGGAAGCAAAACCGAATGTCATATTGCATTTAAAATGCTCAATGAAAGATCTGCAAATGTCTGGAGATTATAATTCTAATTTTACGTCTTCAAATATTGAATCATTTGCATTTGGTGGCCCAAAAAATGACTGTTTTTATGAAATTATTAACAAACCAGAAGAAGACAATGTAATAATGAGTCCGCCGGAAATTATATGTTCCACAAATATTTCTAGCATTAAACATATAAATTATAATGATAGTCAAGAAGATGACAATTGCGAAACAAAAGAAATATGGAAAAAACTTAAAACTCTTGAACATAATTTGCACATTAACAATATTTCAGATAAAAAGTCTGCTTGTTTTTGGTGTTCATACGACTTTGATAATCCGCCTATTTATATACCAAAACATTTTGTAAAGGATTCGTATCACGTTTACGGCTGTTTTTGCAGCCCAGAATGCGCAACTGCTCATTTAATGGAAGAAAACATAGACAGTTCAACAAAATTTGAACGCTATTATTTAATAAATCACATTTACTCAAAAATATACCAATACTCAAAGAATATTAAACCGGCTCCAAACCCACATTATATGTTAGAGCGTTATTATGGGAATTTAACCATACAAGAATATCGCTCGCTACTTAAATCGGAACGTTTATTTTTAATTGTAGATAAACCGTTAACGAGAATACTTCCCGAGTTTCACGAAGATAACGACGATTTTATTATTAACAATAAAATTATACAGTCAAATAGCTATCAATTAAAGAAACGACTTCAGAAAAAACAGCAAACAAAAAATAACATTGTAAATGAACAATTTGGATTGGCTTAAACGCAAATAAATAATAAAAATTATTAGAATTATTATTTATTTTATATCTTTTATCTTAATACATTTTAACTAAACTTCACATTATTGTTCATGGTTATTTCATGTTTTAATTTATCGTCTTGTTTTGAATTAAAATCGCGAATGGAATCGTCTAATTTAAGTCTAAGTTGCCTATATATTTCTTGATTAAGTGATTTTGAAACCGCTTTAGGTTTTTCAACAATTCCCATGTAGTCTTTAATTACTTTTATTGGGTCATCGTTGTACTCTATTAACTTCTCTCTCGCGACGTCCACATTATAATCTGTTTGTCTCATGATCATTTGAATTTTTTCTGATGCCTCAGATTCACATATAATTGTAATATTGTCCATTTATACATATTGTTTAAATATTTTCTAAATCATATTAAACGAAATTTACTAATATAAAATATCTCAGAGTAATGTCTAGGTTGCCAACGATTATTGATATTCAACCAATTTTAAATGAAGTTAGCGTTGTAGTTAAGAACGGAATACAAGATGTAATATACAATTACACACAGTCGCATTTAACCAGAGAACTTGAAAAGTGTAGAGCTGAAATGGAATATTATAAAAAGGAGCTTGAACTTTTGCAAAAACACAATACGCGGCTAAACATTTCCAAGGAAAATATTTCTCTTAACATTGAAGAAGTGTCCGACACACAAAGCGACGATGACTGCACCATTGAAAAAATTTTATTGCAAAATGAAGTAACATATAAAAATGAGCGCGTTTCTTTTCCTAAATCTAGCGACGAAGAAGAACAAGAAGAAGAAGATGAACAAGAAGAAGAGGAACAAGATGAAGAAGAAGAAGAGGAACAAGATGAAGAAGAAGAAGAGGAGGAAGCTGAGGAGGAAACATTTGTATGGAAGTGTGAATATTGTCACAACATCAACGTTGTTGTTGCAACTTGCTCAAAATGCGCGGTTTCAAGAACAACTTCCGCCAATTTTGGTGTTGAAAAAGCCGAGAAAAAGTTGAAAGAGTTAGAAGAAGAGGAAGATATGGAGACTGAGGCCGAAGAAGAGGAGGAAGAAGAAGAGGAAGAGGAAGAAGAAGATCACGAAGATGACGAAGATGACGAAGAAGAAGAGGACGAACAAGACGACGAACAAGACGACGAAGAAGTCTTTGAAATTGAAATTGAAGATGTTACTTATTTCGCAACTAATGAAGAAAATGGACCAATTTATGAAGTAGATAAAGACGGTGATCCTGGAAATCAAGTTGGCTATTTAAAGGACGGCGAACCATTTTTTTATTGATATAATATAAGTTAACCATGTTTAAATTGTGTCCACCCGCATTAATTTATATCGTTTTTTCTATTGCTCAAATTCTAATTGACACATTTAAAGGGCTTTACAACACCGCGTTTATGAAGTTTGTTGTTGCAATACTTGTTACTCTTTTATTAAATGGCTTGTGTGATGGCGGTTTAGGCGTTATTTCCTGGATCATTGTTTTTATTCCATTTATTTTAATGACTTTTGTGGTAGCAATGTTATTATACATATTTGGATTAAATGCAACAATTGGTCAAGACCCTCAAACCAGCGTTTATATTGCAAAACAGCCTGAAAATAAAACAGTATCTACTCCGACAACTGTTTTTAAGAAAAACTTTTTCCCTTATTCATCAACATCTCCCGCATACGAGAGTTTCAAAAGTATATAAGTAAAAACTATTTAAAAATTTATATACAATTTATCCACGGTTAATGACTATACTTAACGTTTTTACGCTTGGGGCGGGATTTCATGTATTCATGGCGTACTGTTTTCCAAATGAATACAATGTCGCTCTTTTAAAAATATCATTTTATGCAATTATGTTTTACACGCACATTGAAATGACTGCTAAGAAGTTATATTACCATCCTTCATTTAAACCAGTAAAATCGTTCATTGAAATTTTAAATAAAAATTCTGAGATAGATATTATAAAATTTAATCAATTAATGTTCTCAACAAATAAAAAATATATATCGGTTCATCAGTTTCTCTTGTATGACTTTATTATATTTTCTGATTATGAAAAAGTAACAGAAACTTCACCAAAAGTAAACAAAATCTTATTTTTTGGTTTTCCAAAACTTCCATTAAATTTTGATTATAAATTGTGCAGGTTTTCGTTTATGTCAATAACGATAAAGTTTAATGGAACAAAGTATCAAGTCAAGCTATCAAATGATTTTGAGAATTATTATGTTGTCGGAAATAAGATTAATCTTCTTTTGATCTCACATTTGTTGAAAAAGCAGCATAATGTTAACTGCGACGAAATTACTGGAATATATGATTTGGACATCATTGATCACAATGTGAATATGAAAACATTTAATCAAAATGACGAAATAACGTTTGGTGAGGAAAATTATAGTGTAGCGCCATTTATTTACGTAGATACGTCCATCGTTACTGTTTTAGATATTATTAATAAGTCATTGGAAAACGCTGACAATTCAACAATGAACGATCCTACATTGGAGTCCAGTTTATAATAAAAATGCATCGGTTTGCTGCTAAATTTTTAGAAAAAATTTTTATTTTTTCTAAATATGTGTTATTTTGTTGAACGCATTATTTTCTATTCATTGCGGTAATTGCCTTGTCAGCATTCTTAATTGCTTTGTTGGCCATTTTTTTTGCACTTTTTGCCAACTTGTTAGCAGATTTCATTTGTTGTTTCATTTCCTCTAAAACAGGAACATCTTCAGTAACTTCATCTTCAGAAAAAGCGTCTGTAACGTAAACTAACGCAATTCCGCCTAAAACACCGGCAGATACTAACAAAATGTCGCGAGCTTCTTTGGAAAGATTATTCCACCACTTTGACGCATTGTCCTTGACATCCTTTACAACTTCTGCTGGACCAGACATTATACATTTATCTTATATTTTATTTTTTATAGATAAAATAATTTAACGCATTTTTATAAAATCTTTTTCTGCACCTTATTTCCTACCCCCGCTCGTATCTCCTCAGCTATGTGTTGATTGAGGTATTGTGACTTCTTGTTGTTTACTCCTTTTCACTCGCCTTCTTTTTCGCAGCCTCCTTCCTTTCCTCTCGCTGCTTCTCCACTCTCGCCTTCGTCCTCCTCTTCCTCGCACGCTTCTTGTCCGAATCAAGCGGTGAAATAGGTTCAAATTCCCCTTGATCAGACAAAGCTCCTGCAGCACGACATTATTGTATTTTTTTGCAAATAAAATAATAATTTGTCTTAGGATTTTACAATATAAACAACATTACCAACGGAGCATGCAGCTGTAAATATGAAAATGGCTGCACTTGCCAACCCGCTGTTACGATCGCTTCCGGTATCGTCTATGGTGGATGCTGCAGCTGCTACTCCTAAAAATGCAAAGGCCGCTCCCACAACAACCGGTGGCCAAACTATAAGAGATT